CACTCTTTACGGCCAGACAGATCTCCGTCCAGTTCAGCCAGCAGGTCGCTTGCGAGCGACATTAACTGCCCGTCATCTATCTCTTCTGCAAGGTTAACGTCAAACTCGGACTCTTCCTTTTCGTCTTCGTCCACACCTTCAAAGTCGCCCTCGCCTTCAGCTACGATCTGAATCTCTATCGGCTCCTCTTCTTCCAAAGAGCCAAGACCCATAGGGGCAGCGTACAGACCTTTATCGATATTCATAGAATCTTCCTGTCGCGGGTGGTGCGCTCAATCATGCCGCCCTTTGCGTATTTCTTGTACATGGGCAGCGGCATCCATTGCTCAGTGGGGTTATGCCATATCTCTACGTCTGATGCTCTAACAGCACGATCAAAAGACATTTTGCTGGAAGGTACACGCAAGACAGGCTTTTGACGGTTAGCAGTGGAAGGTAAAACTTCATCAGTCATGGTAAAGTATTTTCCTTTCGTACTGCCTTCCTTTGGCAGCATAAATCCTTTCTCTATAATGTCGTCTAACTCTTTGGGATTAACTACATTTCGTTGCGCGTATTTTGGTAGCGTATCTCCCGGCGTATACTCAGGTCGTCCAATCTTTTCGTGATACAGACGGTTTCTAATTGCAGGGGCTTCTTCATACGCGAGCTTTTTTGCTGCTCGTTTGGTTACAGCTTTTATCGGTTTAGCCGCTGCCCCCGCAATACCCGCAGTAGCCAAATCAAGGCCCGCAAGGCCCTTATCTTTTAGTGATGTACGGTCGCCGTAGTTCAGCTTCTGAAGGTACTCAGCCAGCGCGGTGGGGGCTATAAACTGACCGACAGGGTTCTTTGAGAGCTTTTGTACGGGATTGACAAAGTATTCTTCCAGCCCCGGATACTGTGGGGCCTCAATAGAACCTACGTCAGCGGTGTACTCTCGCTTCTTCTCAGCCACCCCTGCCTCCTTTCCTCAAACTAACGGTATTCTTCGCAGGGTTGTATACATAATCTTTAACTTTACTGCCCTTGCTCAGTTTTACAGCACGGTCTTTCGCTCGCTCTTCTGCTGTCATATTGTCTCGGGCACTGCCCTCTGCTGTCAGCGTACCATCTTCGCGCATATGACCACGTTGAATCAGAATCTTCTTAGCCATCTCTCCATCACCGCCTACTTGTGCAGTGAGGCGTTTCAGCAGGCTATTTCTCCCCATGTGTTCTTGAGTAGCCACCCCTGCCTCCTTTAATAGTAGCTGCGCGAACTAGCGCGCTTGGACTTGAACCATTGTATGGGTTCTGGCTCATCTGACGGGAGCTTCACAAACCCCCCCTGACGGAACCGCAGAAGCGCAAGCGTGGTGGAGTCCACCAAGTCATCATTACGCCCAGCCGGGAAATCATTGCACTCCTCTATAACTTCCCTAGCCCACCGCCTATCAGGTGCCCACACGATCCCGCCAGAGAATAACGTAGATACAGCATTTACCCTACTTATTTTATCCTGCCCCCTACCGGGAGTGAACTCCCCAATCGGCACGCCCATTCGCCGCATTTCTTGATACAGCGCAGAGCCGTTAGATTTCTTCTCCACGATAAAGGCATCTGGCTCCCACTCTTTATACTCCTCAAGCACAAGTTCCTTTAGCTCAGGAAACTCAAGCCGCTTCTTAATAGCGTTCAGGAGAATAATGTTGTGGCTATTGGTCTCCTCATTAAAGAAGACACCCCACGTAGTAAGCGCGTTATAGTCAGCCCGGTTGTTTGTTTCTTGGGCGGCATCCAAGGACATAATGGTGAAGTCACACCGGGGTGGGTCATCCTTCTCCCATATCTGCCACCACTCTCTCTTTATAAGAGCCCCTTCTTCTGAGGTCGGCTCCTGCATGTACTGGGCCTGCCAGTACCGGGGGTCCATACCAGCCTTCTTAGCCAGCAATTCCTCAATGGGCCAAAAGTCAGGCCACAAGGGTTTATCATTAAGAATGGCGGGGAACTCAACCACCTCCCACTCGTCCGCGTCATCATTACGCGTCATGTGGTCAATGACCTGTCCGGTCAAATCCAGCTTTGACCATCTTGTCATCACGATAATTATGGCCCCGCCGGGCATCAGTCGCTGGATGGGGCCTGACTGGAACCACTCCCATGCGGGCATGAAGACATCTGATCTTCCTTGCTTGGCTTCCTGTTCTGAGTGAGGGTCGTCAATGATAAATAGATCAGCACCACGACCGGCAAGAGCGCCACCAACACCAATAGCAAAATACTCTCCGTTAAAGTTAGTACCCCACCGACTAGCAGACTTGCTATCCGATTGAAGCTCCACGTTTGGAAAAATGTCTTTATACGCATCATTACCTACTAAGTTTCTTACCCTCCTACCGAAGTTAACGGCTAGGTCGGCAGTGTGCGAGGCCATGATGACCTTCTTATGGGGGTACTTCCCTAGAAACCATGCCGGGGCAAGGTACGAAATCATCTCTGACTTACCATGGCGGGGGGCGATGTTAACAATCACCCGCTTTTTCTTGCCCGCAGCGATCTCTTCGAAGATTTTGGCAAGTTTGCGGTGGTGTGGACCCACCATATAGCCGGGGTATACGTGCTGGATGAAGTCCAAGAACGATTCTTTGCCCCTGACCTGCGTCATTTGCGTCTGATACTGCCGCAAAAGCGCCAACGTAGCCCGTTTTTCCTTGTCGGGCATGGCCGGGAGGGCCATTTTCAGCTTCTGAATGTCAGAAAGTGACAGTTTTGACCCGATTTGGATAGTCATTATGGATTTTTATAAACGATTATAGGGTTTTATACGTTTTGTTCAGGCTCAACGGTGTATTCGATGCCGTTAAGGATGGTTATAAGCTCTTTTTCGACTTCTTCGATGGGCTTTATCTGCACAGTTATTTCACTGCGCTTCTTGAAAGCGTCTACACCATCAATATCGCCCAGTTTGGTCAGAGCAGATATGCGATCTTTCGCCATTTTGGCGTGTTCGACCTCAAATATCAGCTTGTTGACCACGTACATCTTTAATTCAGTCAGTTCATCGACCAACTGAACCTTATGCTGGGTGATCATTCCGGCCAAATACGCCATTGTCTCATTAGGGTACTTAGCGTAATCGGGGCGGATAGCGGAGTCTTGCATCATTCTTTTAGCTAGCTCCATAGCGACGTGTTTGTTCTCGTCCGTAGGGATAATGGGGCGGTCTGAAAGATCCGCTAAAAGCTTTATCGTCCTAGCCCGCATCTCTAATTCTTCCGCAGGGCTAAGATTTAGCATGGCCTCTGTAGCAGAAGCCGGGAGGGGGTAAGTATCTTCGATGTCTGGGATAAGTATATCCATAGAATAAATATACAACGAAAAACGGCATGGTACCAAATCGATGACGGGGGGTGTTTCCAGATTTTGGAAAAAATAGGATTGTTTGTGTGAGTTCAAGGGTTAGGGGGTCGCGCCGGAGTCCCACATGCCAAAGGGGGGATACCCCCGGAGTAGAGGGAGCCCACCGGCCTCCTCGCGCATCGCTGCCGAGCATTGCAGCACATCGCCGCTAAGCCACAGCGCATCGCCGAAAAGCTTTCTGACCTAGGTCAGAAGATCTACAAAGCTTGCATATCATCGAAACCCTCTGGATAGTTTGAGTTGTGGAAGGCAGCGCGATATTGCGCCAAGCACCACACTCTCTATTGAGGACGATATGCAAACATCAAAGAAAATATCCAAGCCCGCAACAAAGGCAAAGCCCGCAACAAAGGCAAAGCCCGCGAAGGTAGTGGGAAAGCGCGCCAAGCCCGCGCCGGCCTTGCTGGCCTTTTCGTCTGGCTTCGCGGCTGGTGAGGCACTCGGCAAGGCTCAGTTTGGTTTCCAGACTGTCGCTGTCCGGCTGCGGGCATCGCCCGGTATCGGGAAACTGTGGAGTAAGGATGCCGGGTTCCCGGATTGGTCCGAATTGCGGACAGCACTCTTCGGCGACTTCAGCCGAGACCGGCTTGCGGCTGGCATGCTGGCATCTGCCGACGTTCGGTACACCAATGGTGGCGAGCCGCTGAAGTCTGAAGCCGCCGAGTCTGCTATCTGGAACTCCAGCGCGGGCAAAGCGTACCGGTCAGACTTGAAACTCGTAGGCTGCCGAACCATCGCCGAATGGTACGCGCTCTCCGGCTCGGCTCGCGCTGCTATCACGAAAAAAGGAGGCAAGGCAAAGGATGCTAATCAAGCACTGAGCCGCCGAGTCGGCACGTTCTTATCGAACACATGGGACCATCTGCGGTCCGCAGACGACTTGCTAAATGGGCGTCGCAAGCCTGAGAGAGAGCCGCAGACGGACAAACCGATTGCTGACCGGGTGGCCGCAGTGAAGGTTGAAAAGATCGGGGAGCTCATGGTGAAACTCAAAGATGAAGGCCTCACCATTCCCGAATGGCTCAAGGAAGTGAGAGACGCCCTCATCAAGGGAAAAGTCATCAAGGCTGAGTCGGCAGGTATCGCCGATCACCTGAAGGACATAAAGCTCTAGACCCTTAGGGGCAGGCCGCAAGGCCTGCCCCTTTTTTGTGCCCGCGATTTGGGGGAGCCGACAGGCTCCCCCTTTTTTTGGCCCCGAATTCGGGGGCCTATACCAGTTCCCTCGCGTGTGCGCGTGCGTGCGGTCGCGTGGTGTGCGCGGGCGGGTGCAGAGGAACGCGCAGAGTCAGGGCCAGCTAACCTAGGTCAGAAAGCCAAGTAGAACCCTCGTAAACGAAACAGCCGAGAGACCTTCCTGAAAACCTTTCTGACCTAGGTCAGAAGGTAATGTACAGCCTATGTAAATTACACAGTCACAGCAAGCCC